AAATTATGTTAATGCTGGATGGGTAAATGCTGACAGGGGCTTTTATGCACTGCCGACATACGGCCTAAAATTCGCTCCGCTTGGCGTTGATGGATAGGTTGATACTGAGTAGGCATTTTAGAATTTTTATGGCGTTCAAACCACAGATGAGCAAAACTTAACTTATGATGTGGCAGCAGAAACAGCTAATACTGTTTATCTAAAAACAGTCAATTCTGTATTGTCTTTACAATCGACTGTTGTTTCGGCTGGCGCTACAATTCACCCAGAAAATAGACCAAGAAACATTCCGGTAACGTAGCCAAAATTTGGTGAAATACCAAAATTCACCTCAACAATGCCAGAGCTTGCCCAAGAAGAGATTGACGATGGTGCTATTTATTCTTCTGACTTTTTGGGGATGTACCCATTTTATTATGGCAATGAAATACAAGATACAACAAATGTTACTTTGGCTGATAATACCAATATGGTTGCCCCATATAATAAGACTGGTTATACATTTGGCGGACAAATCTTATTTCATCCAACAGTTTCTAATGATATCAGTGATCGTTCTATTTCTCCAGAAAAGCCATGGGTAAAAGTTTACACAAGTGAACAGCAAAGATCGTGGGCAACCTTAAAAAATTCTGCCCGCAAATCTGGACTTATGACGCACGTTGGCTCTGTTTACAAAGGGTCTTTCAATCCTGTATCAGTATGGAAAATTAGCGATCCTGTAATGGGTTATGGAGGCAAGAAAACTCAGCCACATCACAATCAACCAGCTATTGACAAACCTTTCTACAACAAAGGCGTTGAGTTTTATACGTAGACACAATCTAGTGATGCATCTAATGTTGAAGCTGGTACTGGATATGGTTGGCAATATGAGATTGACCGTGTAGATGGATTAAATTTAAGATACGCAATTGCAGGCAAAAAAAATGTTAATGGAGATACAGTTTCAAGCTGGACAACATTAAATCAAATGACGGGTTGGTATACAGGCGGGATAATTCGTTTTAGACGTAATTCTACAACATCTAATACTGGATATGATGGTCCTGTTTTTGAATATGAAACAAAATAGCCAGTAGATACACCGACTGGATTTGTGCCTGTTAAAGTTGGTCTATATACATACGATGAAGATGTTTAGGTTGCATATGCTAGAGTTGGATTAAAAATTGCTATAAGAAAAGACAATAATGAAATTTGGTCTATAAAATTCAACTCGCCTGCAAACTCTGGCCATCCTGGAATTGTTGATTATATGATGGACACGTTAACGCCAGATAAAGATGTTGTTACTGGCCAAATTGGATATATGCCAAAATTTTATTCAATTGCTTTTGGGTTTAAAAAATAGGGATAGGAGCTTAATATTTGTCGTCCATTCCTATTGATTGACAATGTTTATATGGAAGGTTCTTCTGACGTTGACTTGTCAACAATTCTGTCGACAGCAGGAGCATCTTTGGATGCAACAAATGCAATTGAAACTGAAGAATCATACTTTGGCAAATTGGGCATTTTATGCTCTGCCTCCAATGCAGCACGTACAGGCGGCCCTACTGCGGATATATTTATGGTTTCATCTGGCATGACAACTGTTAACAAACCATTTAATAATTTTACTGGTTCTTTCTATGAGGATCTAGACATTGCTCAGGCTGATCCATTCCTTGATAATTATATTGATAATATTGACACATGGTAGGATTCCGCTGGATTTGGAAAGATTATTGATGCTTAGGCTGCGTCACTGTCAGCTATTGTAGCAGGTTCTGGATATTAGGTTGCTCGTGCCACTAAGGGTGTTGCAGCATACCTCTTTGCATGTAGTTTTCTCGGATCAATTCCACTGTTGCAATCAGGTACAGCAAAAGCAAAAATTAGCGAATGGAGTTAGGCACTTGACGATTATGATTATAAGTATTTAACATATACTGAATGGTTCCGTGATTATTATGGACCTATGTATTATGGCCAATCACCATTGCCAGTAGCATCATAGAAAACGCTTAAGCTAAATCTTGCACCAGATAGAATGCAATTAACACATCCCATTGCTGGAACTGCAAAAATAGTCTCTAGTTATGACAAATAGGCATACAAGGGTGGATTTGGTTTCAGGTTTGATGCTGGAGTATCCTTTAATAGTGGAATGTATATTCTCGGATAGAGTCCTGCGCTTGTTCCAAACCTTGATGTTCCTGCGCCGGGCGGTTCGTATACTCCTAGCCCATTGCACTTGGTTAACCATGCATGGCTTGATTCAAAAATATCTGTTGCACAAAATGGCGGCTCAATGGAAGTTGCTAGTAATAGCTAGAAGTGGAGAGCATCTGTTGCAGATGACTTTGTTGGATTGCCTACCACATTTAGTGCGGGCGATAACTACAAAACTCTTGTAATTGATTTCGCGGACCATAGGAAAGCACAAGTGCAGTTTGTACAAGTATACAAAAAGCTTTCAGATAGATATGTTTCTATTGTGCCTAATGCAGTGGTTATTAAGAATCCGACAGGCGGAACACCACAGGTATTAATTATTATGTCGTCAGCTATTGACGTTAAAGTATAGATTTAATGGAGTATTTTAAATGCAATCGTATGGCGATTATGTAATTGACAAAAAGCTAATAGTAACTGGAACAACAGCATTGAATTAGTAGACCACTATTACTGGTGGTCTCACTATCAAAAGTGGTTCAACAGATACATTGGTAGTTACAAACAGTACAGGTAGTATCACTGCCGCAGCAGGCATCTTTACTTTTCAAAGAGCTGTAGTGCAAGATGGAATTGCCATTATAAGCGCCGCAACCAATAGAATGGTTCGCTTCTAGGTAACAGGTTCCTCTGGCATGGCACTTCTTCATGAAACTGCAACAGCAGAGGGGAAGCTAAGCTTCATAAAAGTAAATAATGCGGGCGCAGAAACTTCTCGTATGGGCTGGGTAGATAACACCGGCCTACTATGGTGGGAAGGAACAATTAATGGAGCTAAAGTCATTGGACGAAGCGATATTAAATTCAAGGATGAAGTCGTAGACTTTGAAAATGCACTGGATGTAGTTTTAAGATCTAAGCCACGTAGATATTTATGGAAGGCTACCAAGACAAAAGACTTTGGTTTTGTTGCACAAGAACTTGAACAAGTTATCCCAGAAGCTGTACTTGGAGAGGATGGGTCAAAAGGTGTTAACTATCAAGCATTAGTTGCTGTTGCATTTGGCGCAATCAAAGAATTGCACGCAACTGTACAGAAACAGTCTGATGAATTAGCAGCTCTAAAAAGTGAGCTTGAAGGACTTAAGTCTGTGTCGGTAGCCGAGTCGGAACCAGCTAAGAAAACCAAAAAAGCCTCTGGAGGTTAATAATGACTTTACCAGTATAGGGAGCACTATCACTGGAAGATATTAAAAAGGAACTGAGAATTGATTTGCCAAATGGCGTTGGACCAACTCCATTTGATATGGATTCTTAGATAGCATTAGCCCTTGCTCGTACATCGAGTGGGGGCTCTTCTAAAAACTTCCCGTTAACTCTTCCTGATGATTTTTATGGATGCAGACGTCCAAATGATCCTATAGATTTTTAGTCGCAAATATCTGGCGGCGTATTTCCAAGAACATTTACAGCAACTCGTGCAACCGCTGGCTCAATTAAGGCGGGCTTAAAAGTATGGCGAGATAATGATGTTCTTAGAGGACAATGGATAAATAATGGTGTAGGCGGAACAATATTTTCAATTATTCCAGCTATAGCAACGTCATATGCAGGCGTCACAGACGATCATCCAATCACTGCATAGCTTACTGTTGTAAGCGGATAGTGGACAACCCCACCAACCCTTGGTAATGGCACAGTTGTCACAACAAGCGCAACAGCGAACACCATAGAGTTAACCTATGATGGTCCATACATAGGTAATAGATTAGGCGTTGTAAAACTTACAGTAGCTCAGGGCGACCTACCTGCAAATACTTTTTAGGCCAATATATCAATTAAAGCAGAGAATACATTCGTTCCAGAAACAGTGTATAGAGCTGGCGCGGATATTAACAGGGCAATGTGGGCAAACGTAGTAAGTGAATCTGATGCATATACTCATTCAATATATAGCTTTATATTAACGAATGGTGGAAGTGGATATGGTTATTATCTATGGAGAAACGCAAACGGCACTAATGGATTTGACGAATACTACTATCTAGGCCCATATGATGCGGCAGATAGAATGCAGTTCTATATCAATGTAACATCGTTTACAGAGTCTGGTGGAATGGGTACAGGTGTTCCAGTCGGCAGCATGGCCTATAGAAATGGATATGTAAATAATACATGGCAGGATATTGACGGGACAGAACGCGGTATACATGTTATATCTAACAGACGATTGAAACAGGTAAACTTTACTGTTGCAGTACGTTAGAAAAATACAGGTAGAGTCTTCCAAACTGTTAACTGCTATATTGCGGCAGAAGTAACAATCTCTAGTTGGAGTATGCCAGTTGTAAACTATCCGCAGACAATCGTGTCTTCTACTACCGACAATATTAACGTTGAAGCAGGTATGAAGATATATCGCGATTACTCTTCTGGACAGATCCTACTTGTACCAAGAATTAAAATAGGCACAGTAGCTTCTTTTGAAAACTGGACAGGTGGAAGTGGATATCTCAATGGTAACGTACCATTAACTACAAGAGTAGTTCCTGTAGATAGAATACAGATGAATTGGGATACTGGTGCTTCAGGCGCATGGAGTCCTGGCTAGGCACAAACAGGCAGTGTATTACTGGGGGTTCAGGACTATAACAGTGGTTCTTACTTCGGCGGTATACAGCGTAGTTCAAACGGCACATACAACGAATCAGTGTGGATTTCCTTTACTGATACTTGGACAGGTGCAACAATATGGGGTGGAAGACAATTTATCTTCTCACAACGTAGAGCGTACAATCCGCCTCCGCCAGCAACACCATATGATCAAAACGCTGTTAACTCTCTACCAACCGTATTAAGTGCATCTGCTTCAGCAGGTGGTACAAGTAGTTCTTATTGTGGTGCAGGATTTGGTGTAGGTTGGAACAGTAACAGTAACGGCCTAACATTCATTTATGCGGCAGCAAAAAATTATCAGTTCATGCAAACAGCAAATAACCAAGCAGTTGGAGGAGCATTCGGTTAGTTAACTGGTTATCCAAATGGTAAGATTCTAACCAACTCAGACAACTTTGATGTACGTATTTACTGTACTTCCGGTAAAACAGTTACAGAAAGAAGATCTGATGGTGTTCTACAAGGTTTTGGATATCTGTGGAGGGGAGCACAATACACTGTGACTCCAAGCAGTGGTACAACTGCAAACGGCAATGTGGCAGATACAGGATGGATAAGCGTCTCTAGTCTGAGATATACATATCCAGGACAAAAGCACTTTATATGTGCTGATGCTTCAGCTTCTGGACCATATCGTGAGCGTGGCTCTTATGATTGCAACTGGGTATTCCAAATGAGAGATAAGAGTACAGGTAACATTGTTGTAAACCATACTATTAGAATAGCGCTTTCAGCTTCGGGCGGTACATAGAATGATTAAGCGTAAAAACATAACAATACCTTCTGGAAGTACATCAATGCTTTTCGATATCGGAGAGGATTATGTATCTGATAGTTTTTGGGTATTTGAGATTAGTCCTGATGGCACTACGGTAACACGTAGTGTCACAGCTGAGACTGGAACGTATATTAAATTAGATCCAGCTCCTGCTCCAGGGCAGAAATTGAATATCATATACGAAGTCGAATAGCTGAGTTCTAATGGCGGTATGACGGAGTATGATTATGCTAGATTGGAAAAGATTGCGAAAATTCTTTAGGACCAAGCAGATTCTTTGAAAAAATTAAAAGAGGCTGTGGATCAGAGGATTACGAAGAAGGAGATGTTGCGTTGGCAGGATTAGGTTAAGGAATTAATTGATCAGGTTAACACGACTGCAACCTTACAAAAACTTTAATTATACAAGGGTCCTTCGGGACCCTTTTTTATTTATACTAAATAGCTTTGAGCTTTTCTCGCCGCCACGTTAGAGATGAGTAGAATTCTTCTTCTACTTGTTCTAGCTTCTCTATTTCATCTTCTATACTATATGTTTCAAATAGTTCTTCATTATTTAAATCACTAATAGACTGTATTAGCTTATGATGAATCTGATTATTATCACTTCGATAGTAGTAAATGAGGTGTCTTGTAGCATGTCTAACTTCTCTATCAATAAACAACAAAAATAAAAAAAGGATGTCATTTCTTGATAATGCTTCTGACATAGCATCAGTCATATGTTTTTCAATAATAACTTTTTGATAGAAGTGATTGAAAATAGAGTTGCACACATCTCCCCAATTACTGATCCATGCCTTTCTAGCATTATTATTTATTCTCATCTTAAATGTATCACATAGCTTACGCCATAATACATCTTGTTTTTTATAGGAATAAAAACGGTAATCTGAGAAAGCACTTTCAACATCAAGATTCCTGTAACAGGAATATATGTAGTTAAAAGATGCTATTGGGGATTCAATCCATTTGTCTCTTGCTGTCTTCCAGTTACAATATCTAACTGGCCTTCCAGAATAGCCTAAACAGATTATAGGAGCGTTCTGGTCTGTAACCAGTACGTTCGTATGGGGGGATGCATTAAAATGCTTCCTAGAGCTTTTGAGAGCCTTTGGAGAGATATAGAAGCCCTTCCGTGGCTAAAGCTTGTATGAAAGGGCTTTGTTGTTCTTGTTAGAAACAATGAAATACTTCTTATAAGCAAACTCAAAAGGATTGGCTAGCCTTATATCCTATCGAAAGGTAAGACTGTCTTCTTCAATTGAGATTCTTACAGTCATAGTATTCCGTCTAGGTCGCCTGAGCCAACAGATGATGAAACTTGTTGGTTATACCACTTTGAAAAATCTTCAAAGCCACCAATGTATTCATCCTCAAATGGGTTATATTCAATAAAGATCTGTGGCACTGTTTTTGGAACAGGCACAATCATTGAGTGAAATCTATAACGATATGAATTCATAGATGAGTCATCTTTAGAGATGTCTATGTACTCATATTCCAATTTGTTATCTTCTGCTAGCTGAACTGCTTTCTTACACCATCCGCAGTCAGGGGTTCCGTAAATTACGATAAGACTCATAAGTTGTCCTGAATTTCTTGAGACAATTGTGATAATTTTACTTCTTTGCCATTGATAAAAATAACAGGGGCATGTGTTGGAACATACCCAAGTCTTTGTTGTAAAATACCTTTGTCGATATCATACGTAAAGGATTTTTTATCCAAAGAAAAGTACCTGACTGATATACGTTCACTATACTGTTCACACCAGTCAAGTATGATAGATTGCGCCCTAGTGCAAGATATGCAATTAGGAGTCGTAAACAATTCTATCGTAATCATAGTTCAATGTCATTCAAATCTTCTTGAGAAACAGAAGAATCTATCTGTCCAACCAGATATGATGAAATTTCTGTTTCCTGTGGGGCAACTTGAACTGAATCTGAACTTAACCAACTATCAATCCATGGAACAGGATTAGTAGTGGTAGGATTACGTGGAGTAAAACCAATAGCACGCATACGTTTTGTTGAAGTATAGTCTACAAATTGATCAAGGATTGCTGAGTTTAATCCAATCATTGTTCCGTCTTTAAATAGGTACTTGCCCCATTCCTTCTCTTGATCTTCAGTATCAAGATAAATCTGTCTCAATTCAGCAATAAATTCCAGATCATTTACAACCTCCATCCATAGTTCATCAGGCGGACTATATAGATGTTGGTTAATCATGTACTGGGTTCCAACAAGATGTAGCGCTTCGTCACGAGCTATTAGTTTTACTATCTTAGCATTACCTTCCATAAGTTCACGTTCAGCAAAACTGAATGTGCAGCAAAATGAAATGTAAAATCTAATTGCTTCTAGGCTATTCGTTGCAACAAGTGCACGAAGAAACGCCTTGCGATGTTGGATGTCAAAATAACGTTTAGCGCCTTCTGTAGGGAATTTCATTCCACTCAGAAGAACACCATTCATTCGAATAAGTTCATCGTAATGTCGGCCAACTGCTTCTGCACGAGCCATAATTTCCGGCGTTAAGACAATTTCGTCAAAAAGTGCAGCAGGATCGGAAACGATATTACGTAAAATATGAGTATATGATCTTGAATGAATTGTTTCACTGAAGGTCCATGTTTGAATCCACGTATCAACTTCAGGCAGAGATGCCAAAGGTTGAAAAGCAATAGAAGGACATCTCCCCTGTACTGAGTCAAGGAGTGTTTGGTATTGCAAATTTTTAATAAAAATGTGTTGTTCATGCGGCAGGAGCTTTTCAGCAAAGTCAATTCTGTCTTTGGATACGTCAACTTCTTCTGGACGCCAAAAGAATGACAGTTGTTTTTCAATTAGTTTTTCAAAAATGTTATGGGTTTGTTGATCATAACGAGCAACGTTAAGACTATCACCAAAGAACATTGGTTGATTTAGGTAGTTGATTGGTTCTGGATTAAAGGACTTATACATATTAATTACAACAATAAAGGGGGCATAGCCCCCATAATATTAAATTTTACACGCCCCAGATCCACATCCGTCATCTTGGGCTTCATCATTACCATCTCTGGTATTATGATAATACAGAGTTTTAAGTCCATATTTATATGCAGTTAAAAGATCACGTAACAATATTTTCATCGGCACTTTATTGCCTTCAAATTTTGACGGATCATAATTTGTATTTGCAGATATTGCTTGGTCTACGAACTTTTGCATAATAGCGCACTTCTTGAGATAGCCAATATTGTCAGGAATCGCCCACAAGTATTCGTATTCATACTCTCCAATTCCGGGTACGACCTGTTTAAGGATACCATCTTTCGATGCCTTAACTGACACCGGACCTCTTGGTGGTTCGATGCCATTGGTTGCATTTGAAATTTGCGACGAAGTTTCACTAGGCATAAGCGCAGTAAGGGTAGAATTTTGCAATCCATATTTAAGAATCATGTTGCGCAAATGTTCCCAGTCTTGCTTTAATGGGAAGTTTGCAAATTCATCAATTGACTTCTTATAACGGTCAATCGGCAGCACGCCTTTGGCGTAACTGGTTTCATGGAATAGTGCACATGGTCCTTGTTCAATAGCAAGTTTATTTGACGCGACCAAACAATAGTATTGGATAGCTTCAAATAATTCATGAGTAGCCTGATCACCACTACTTGAGGAATAATCATATCCATGTTTAGCAAGCCAATAAGCATAGTTAATAACACCAATACCCAAAGCTTTACGACCTAAAGCATGTTTGGCAGCAGGAACAGGATAGTCTTGATACTCAATAAGAGAATTAAGTGCTCTTACCATAAGTTCAGCACACTCTTCAATCTCGCTCTCAGAGTGAATTTCTCCAAGGTTAAATGCAGAGAGTGTACATAGTGCAATTTCACCATCGTCACGATCAGGTCCAAATCCTCCAACTAGAGGCTTTGTCGGAAGTGCAATTTCAAGACATAGATTGGATTGTCTGATAGGTGCTACAGATGGGTCAAACGGACTGTTGGTATTACAATGATCAACGTTCTGAATATAGATACGACCAGTACCAGCACGTTCTTGCATTATGCTTGAAAAGGCATCAATTGCTTTAATGGTTTTCTTGCGAATACTTGGATCATTTTCATATTGGAGATACAAACGCTCAAATTCATCTTGGTCTGCAAAAAATGCTTCGTAAAGACCAGGAACTTCATGAGGACTAAACAAGGTGATGTTTTCACCCTTAGTCAAGCGTCTATAAAGTAATCCATTAATTTGAACGCCATAATCCAATTGGCGAATTCTATTTTCTTCTACGCCACGATTATTCTTCAATACAACTAAACTTTCAAATTCCCAATGCCACATGGGGTAGAACAGTGTAGCTGCACCACCTCTTAAACCGCCTTGGGAGCATGATTTAACAGCAGTTTGGAAATGTTTATAGAAAGGTATTACTCCAGTGTGCGACGCCTCTCCGTTACGTATAGACGATTTTAAGCCACGTATACGACCAGCATTAATACCAATACCTGCACGCATTGAAATATATTTAACAATTGCAGTAGCAGTAGCATTGATACTATCCAAGGTATCGTCACCTTCAATAAGTACACAGCTTGAGAATTGTTTAGTAGGAGTACGAAGACCGCCCATTATAGGAGTAGGTAATGAAATCTTATGTCTAGATGTTGCATTATAAAACCTAGAGATAAAATTCATACGATTATGTGCAGGATATTTGGCAAATAGCATTGCAGCAATAGCCATGTACATCATCTGTGGAGATTCAAATACCTCACCAGTTGTTCTGTCCTGAACAAGATATTTGCCTTCCATTTGTTTAATACCAGCATAGCGAACATCAAGATCTCTATCATGATCTATGAGTTCCTGCATCTGATCAAAATCTTCTTGGTTATAATACGTAAAAAATTCTTTAGTATAATAACCTCTTTCAACCAAGCTAGTTATATGTTGAGCTACAGTAGGAGGGGTAAAAGACTTATATGCCTGCTTACGAATATTAAACAAGTTTAGGCGAGCAGCTGGAATATGATAATTTGGCGTTGTTTCTGAAATCATATCAGCCGCAGTTTTTATTAAAACAGCATGAATGTCACAGGTTGGCATCAAATCATAAAACTGAATGCCAGACCGCATAGCAATCTTAGAAGGAGAAACACCCTCTACTCCGTCACATGCCCAAGCTAACACGCGATTTATTTTTTCGTAATCTAGCGATTCATGATCACCATTTCTTTTAATAACACGAATGTTAACGGTCATGACTTCCCTCTTTTATAGAGATGCTCATACTTATGATCAGACTTCAAGATATAAGCTTCTTCTTTATATTTATTATCGAATTCGGTATAGAACTTTATTCCACAACAATAAGCTGTTGCATGCAAGTAGATAGTATCAGTTTTGTCATTAAAATCATGTTCGATTGCCCAATTCATTGGACTGCCGCATAGACTACATGTGGTTTTAACAACATCAAGCATTGAGTAAACTTCATCATCTTCTTCGAATTCTCGGTATAGATCCCACATCAGTGAGCCACCTCTAATCCATTTACATGGGTTATCTTGCATATTCCCCATGCATCATCTACTTCAACTACGATTTCAATTTCAGAAAAAGCAGTTTTTATTAATTCACCTTGCTCTTCTACAATTTGACTTGCAGCACAGCCAAGCATTAATTTGATAGAAGGTTCAGTTGGTTTATATTTTAAAACATATTGGGCCATTAAATAACCTCCAAAAGATTGGTAAACCCAATATGAGCAAAGCAGATATAAATTTGCTTTGGGCACATTAGAATTTACCAGTAAACACTTATGAAGTGTCTGGTAGTAACCATCGAGCGAAGCGAGGTATATGAAAAAAACCCGGCATTGCCGGGCTGAAAAGAGATTCCTTTTTTTCTCATCCTTGAGATTTGCGTAGTTCCTTTAGCCTCTGGTATTGCGCTTTTCTGCGCTCTCTGTCTTTTTCCAGTCTTCGTTCTTCTGATGGAGGCCGCCCATCCAACAAATTGCTGATATAATCAGCTTTTGGATAAGGCTTGGATTCAATTAGGTTTTTTAACTTAATAGCATCCCAGTCCTTATCGGCATCTGAGATACGTATTAATTTAATACCATTTTCTACACTAAACTTATTCTTTTCTTTGTCTGCGAGTATGTTGCTAACTCTACCATGAAGATCCCCATGGAAATGTTCTACATATTTAGAATGTTGAACACCATCAATTTCTACAGCTATACCAAGCTCTTTAACAAATATGTCATATCGCATATTTAAAGCATAAATAGGTTGCTCATATATAACTGTACAGCTTGGATAAATCTCAAGCATTAATTCATATATCAATCTTTGTAGTTTTGAGCCACGTCCATCGGAAACCATCTTGGATCCACTATGTGTCTGTCTAATAGGAGTAGGGCAATATCATTCCATTCATCATCATCAATCTTCATGAGATTGTTAGTATGATATGGGTGTAAATTTGGGTATGCCAATACACCTGTAGTCCGCTCAATATAAAATGTGCCAAAGCCACCCGTTTCGATAGCAAATGCAACATATATTTCATTCGAGTAAGCATCTTGTACAGTAGCAATTACTCTTTGAAATGTTGAATCGCCCAGATAAAAACCTAAGTTATCATGGGCTAAATTTTTAATATCATAAGCCATATTTCTTTCTCAGTGATGAAGGACAAGTATTCTTTGCTGGACACATTAAGCATTTAGAAAAATCAACATTTACATTTACAGGAGCACTTGTCATATTCATTATCATGTCATGTATACCATTTGTATATGGTATTTCACGGATAAAATGTCCACTTGTATTGCAACATACAAAATACAATACCTTTGGAATAATATCTTGGTTAATAGCCCAACGAACTGCAAATGCAACCTTGTAACTAATATAGCCTGCTGGATCAAGTGGTTCTCGATGCGTAGAAGGCTTAGAGAGCCACACTAATTTAATATGCTTATCAGTAGAAAGAATAACATCAATATTGCTTTCAATATTTAGCAATACTCGTTCATCATCAGTCCTAGTCAATGTTTTAACACCAAATGAATATTGATCATTTTTATTTATCAAATCATTTAAGGCTTGAACACAGCCTAGCGCTGCTGAGTAACCATGAGCACTTAATTTTAAAAACTCCCGTCTTTTATTTATGTCGGTTATCTTTGGGGCTAAATATTTAACATATCTATCCCATCGATAATTAAGTCTTACGTAGCTATCATCTGGAGTTTTTAAATAAGAATATAGAAATTTATTTTGCACAAATCTGACAACTGCTTTTATATTAGATTCTGTGGCATTGCTATAATCCATATTCTCTTTCAAGTGGTCAAACCGTCCGTCATAGTGAGGTAATCTTAATAACGGACAGAATTGATTTAGTGCATATTCATCAGACGAAACTGGAGGAATTCGACTTTTAAATATCACGGATTTCATGGGTTGTCTTCGTAACTTGTTAGAGCCATTTTATTTTGTTGCCGATAAGTTTCAGCTTGTTCATGAGAAATTTCTTCATAAAATGCTTTCTCAGGATATACCTTATACCAAACATTACCTTTATATGAGGCAATTTTGTTTTTACCAAAATTAGTTTCAATAATAGGATACTGATTACCAAACTCATTGAAGTACAAAGTAGACTTATCTCGCATACTATGCAATTCACTATACATGTGCATAATCATGTTGGCGTCATATTCTAACGCAACAGATTCTGCAATATTGTTATTATTTGGCTTTTGATCAGGTGGTACTTTAGTATATTCAACAGTACAGATCAAAGTGCAATCATATTTAACAGCCATGCCCTTAAGTTGACCTGACATCTCTTTATATTTCTCACGACCAGATAGATCACTAGATCCATTAAGGAGATGGAAATTATCTACAAAAAGATAAATGTTACGCTCAGGATATTTATCACGGAAATGCTTTAATGTTGTATTAACAAAATCAGTTGATTTGCCATCTTCAGAATCAAAAACAACAACTCTTTCATCTTTCATTAATTCAAGTAGTTTTGCATATGAAGCAGAACGCGCTTCCATGATAGCATCATATTCAAATGCATCACGATATTTGAATGGAGTAGACACTTTATTAATATCTATGAATTCAAATAGAAGATGATTACCAGTTTCCTTGGCCGTCTTTGCAATATCATAAGCCAATAGACGAGGAATAAACTCACGCTTAGAGTCGTCAATGGTCAACATAATGGTCATGGTATTGTCATTATATTGTGGTAGGTTCCATATCATATTTGCAAACTTAGAAGTCTTACCGGCATTCGGTGAAGCACCAAGAAAAATCATTTTTTGTCGCACATCGCCATTCAATGCAACAGATAATGTGTCCATAAAAGGACCAAAGGAAATTGCATGATGCATTTCTTCCGTTTCCTGATATTCCTTAATGCCAAGAACTGAAGAAATACGAGCATTCAAATCAAAGCAATTAGAACTACTTTCTTTATGTAGGTTGTATATCTCATCAGACGCATTCTGAAGCAATGCAAGTGCATTCCCTGGGGATTTCTCAAGTGCATCTATAAGATTGCCTACAATCGATTCTGAAGCGTTTTGAAGCTTGATATGATCTTCATTCTTAATCCTATCAAGTTCTTCACGAATAGCACGATCACTATATCCAGTAGCATCAGCCAACTGACGAATCATTGTTTCACGTTTAATCGCGGAAGGCTCTACTGCGATAATAGGAATAAGTTCAAAACAAATGGTGTCATTATCAACACCCTCAAGTTCAAACTCACGTAAACGCCAAGAGAAGGGATCAATCTTCTCAAGCGCTAAGAATTCCTTGATACCATTCTGACGAATAAATTCATCTGGATCAATCTTAGAAACCTTACCCTCTTCATCAACAGTTGTTGGTAAGAACACAAAACGAAGCTTTAAATCATGAACTGTTTTTAAGCATTCTTGTATAAGTTCTTTGCCCTTGATAATACCTTGCTTGTCACCATCTAGACAAATAACAAGATCATAAATACCAAGGCGACGACATAAGTTGAGATGCTGCGGGGTTAAGGAAACAGCACCAATTGCAACAGCATTCTTTAAGCCATGAAGATTTGCAGTAATAACATCTGGATGGCCTTCAAAAATATACAGAGGTGGATGATTCTTTTTAGCCTCATGTAAATTAAAGAGTCTATCTGCCTTATTAAAGACATTGACCTTCAATCCTTTACAATTTGTAGCTATATATTTTGGCCCATTAACATAACGACCACCATCATCTAAAACACCGTCAAATATCAAATTACGAGCAGTAAAGCCAACTGGTCGGCCATACTGATCACAGATAGTGATAATTAAATTATTGGGATTAAAAATATTAGGCTTAATATCTGTTTGATCAAGAAAATCAGATGTAAAACCTAGAGACTTCAAATGAGATCTCATTGCTGAATAGTCTGGGCATGAACCAATTTTCATGGAAGACAAATGACTATTAGACCATTGTCTTCTTTCTATTTCGGCAACAACAGGACGTGTTGGCTCTTGTTTGGATATAAAGTGCGCAACTTCCTTATACAGTGCAAGATAATTCATCTCAAAGATTTCATCTTCGCTCAATGCACGATGAGGTATTTCTATCTTGTACTTCTCTGCCAAATAGGGAACAGTGTCCTGCATAAAGCCAGGACCAATCATTGGTTTATGTTCCAGCCAGTGAGCAACAGTAAAAATATCCGCAGAGCTGCCACATGAGAAGCAATGCAGTAGCGGTATATCAGAAGCATGCATAAAGATAGATGCGGAAGGCGTTCTATCAGAATGGTCAGGATGTAGACAGCAAATTTTTTTGCCGTGCTCTACATCATAGCCCTGCTCCTTTAAATATTGAGGCAGAAACTTCTTAATCTGCCCCAATTTTTCAGAAATCTTATCAATTTTACTAGACATGTATTAGATTTGCTTATTTTTTATTAAGTCTATTAATTTATCATCAACATAAATCATAAGTCCGCCATCGAGATAACCAAGGCTTATCAGGACTTCAAGAACATCAAATGGAACACCAACTTCCACATAAACTCCATTCGAGTGATGATGTCTACGCATGTGATGTGAAGAGCGCTGGAATCTGTAATGGATATCAAGAGCATCTTCCATCATTTTCTTATGCCAATGAAAGTATTCTTCTGCGGTAGAGCCAAACCCATATGAAACATTAAAAATAATATTGACATATTGACCAGCATACTCATGATCAACAGTTGCTTCAAGATTTGTCACGGTGGCCTCCTGAATAAAGCGGCCAGGAGAATTTCTTTGCTTAGGCTCAAACTTCTTCTGTGGAGGACGAAGACCAGGATGGCCGAGTGAGCTTACATCTACTTGCTCAAAACGTTTACGACCATTTGCATCTCTGCCAACAAAGCGCCAACGAATCTCTTTCTGTGCATCAGTAAGGTCAAAGCTTGCACGCTCACTTTTCGGTTTTAAGCGAGGCACTGTAGACCCAGGAAAAGACGGCACTGGGAAAGCTCCATCTTTAAATGATTTAGCAAGTTCTGGAAATTCATCACTTAAGCGAGTTGCTTCAGTTGGCTTATTTTTCTTACCTAAATCAGCAATAATTTTGTTCATATCAATTTTGTTTGAAGCCATTACAGGACACCTTCATCTTCCTTATAAGCAGCACAAGTGTCTTTATGCGAGCAATATGCACATTGCCAATCACCAATCTTGTTTGCTTTAGGATCTCTTTTCCAATTTTCATATTTCGTTTTGGCGATCTCACCTTCGCTGAACTTCAGCTCGATTTGATCATCAGAATAAACATGCTGATATTCAGCTGTTGGAGGAGTGTCTTTTTGAAGTGACTGTAGCAGCTCTTTATATCGCTCCATAATGCCTTCAAAACTTACACGCCAATCGGTATATTCACCGTTTTCATAAGGTGCATATACACCCTTGGTTGTTTCGGTGTATTTATACGCTTTAATCACTGGGTAGTGACGACCATTCCTTAGAATATTAGTAATGTGAAATTCAGCATTACCATCTGGACCACTACATGATCTATCAAGATATGGTAGAATAACTTTACTAACATCTTGATCTTCAAACCAATTCAAATACAGAAACGCCTGAAGCAAGTTTTGATCTTTAGGTTTAGCCTGAATAGCTGGCATGCCACGATACTCACGAGCACCTATCAAATCTTTTTTGGCTTGATAGTTTTGTGCACCATAAGATTTTGCTTCAATAATAATTTTTTTACCAAAGTTGTCAGGGTCTTTAATTAAGATATCAATTTCACCTGATACATATGATGCAAGATCTTGATGCTTAATTGAGCTTCCAAGAAACAACCCAGCTTCTTTCATTTTTTCTGTGAGAAATTTTTCCCACATGATACCTGCTGCAAAAATCCACTGGCTATAAACTCCAGGAGGATTGCTTTCTTCATAACCCTTACAGCGAAACCACTGAGAGCGCAAGCAAGTACCAATAATTTTACCATCAGTTTCACTTCTGCAACTTGCAGCAGAAGGATAAAAAGTAGGAAGACGCTGCGTAGTTAATGCAGATCCTTCAGACATTTTTTCATTTACAGTTTGAAATAATAACATTCAATCGACTTTAGCCTTATTTGCTAACTTTAATATATTATCTTTAAAAGAAGTTAAAAAAGTAGTGGTATTAGTTTTATCTTCAGCAATAGAGTTCATTTGCTCAGCTTGTAGAACAAGAATTTTTTCAAGCACCACAAGCTTATCTTCTAATATCGCTACTTTCTCAGCAAGGCTTTTATCTTGTACCGGTTCCTCGGCTGACATAAACATCCTGAATAGAATTAAAAGCACGAACAACATTTAAATCAATGTGCTTTAAATAATATTTTCCAAAATTATACACAACCGCTTCATGGATACAGTTTAAATTAACCGTATAAGGAGTAGGTGTGTCTGAAATAAATCCACCAAG